ATAGTTTCCGCCTTGTCATCGGCCCGGAGCCAAATACGCCGGCCCCAGACCTGCCGCCCAGCATCTCCCCATTCAAAAATAAGTGCGACCCCGCCCCGTAGTGGCGCACAGGGATTTTGACTTTGATTTTAAAATAAGTCAAATGATAAAAATAATAATATGGAGGGCACAAAGTCAAAAGATAATAATATGGAGGGCACCCCGCCCCTGCGGGGCGTGCCCTACCCAACCTTATAAATGCGGTCAAAATGTTAAAGTCCAAGTCAAAATCTGCCCCCGTTGCCCAAACGGGGGTATTTGGGCGTAAAAAAAGTTTGCTAACCAAGCCCGCCACTAACTATATTACATTGTAGAATACCGTAGTAATCCAATCAATCAGGGAGGAGCGGGGATGAGAAAGACGGCTATTATTGTGGCCGCGCTCGCGGCGATAATCGCGATAACGTCGTTAATGGTTCCTATTCTTATTGGAATGGACAATACGTTCGCCGTAGACGTACCGGCAGAAACCGCTATATTTGGAACGTTTAGCGACAAGCGCGACGGGAAGGTTTACAAAATTGTCAAAATTGGCCGCCAAGTTTGGTTTGCCGAGAACCTGAATTACGAGGCGGATGGGAGCGTGTGTTATGAAAACAGCGCGGACAATTGCGCGAAGTACGGACGCCTTTATAATTGGGAAACGGCTCTTACCGCCTGCCCTGACGAGACTCATTTGCCCACAAATGATGAATGGGTGATATTGATTAATTATACAGACAGTTCAAAATTTGCGGGCGGTTCAAAAATTGTGGGTTGGCTACTTAAATCGACGAAAGGTTGGAACCGTGATGGCAACGGTGTGGACGAGTATGGATTTTCAGCTTTACCCGGTGGCCTCGGCTACGACGATGGCAGTTTCATCAATGCCGGTCTCCGCGGCATTTGGTGGAGCGCCACTGAGAACGATGCCAATTACGCAAGAGGCCGGGACGTGTCCTACAACGATGATTACCTCTACGGGCACGGCGACCGCAAGACGATCCTGATGTCGGTGCGCTGCGTTCAGGACGACTGACCCAAAGTCAATAGATAATAATATGGAGGGCACAAAACCACTAATAAAGTCAAAAAATAATAATATGGAGGGCACCCCGCCCCTGCGGGGCGTGCCCTACCCAACCTTTTAATGCGGTCAGTATTCTAAAATCAAAACCGCGTCGGTTTTGACTTTGACTTTAATATTCTGACCGCATTTATAAGGTTGGGTAGGGCTGGCCCCGCAGGGGCCGGGTGCCCTCCTTATTATTATTTGACTTTATTTACGGACTATATTATATTTACACTATGGAGGATTACCATGAATACACGCGCAGTGATGACCGCCCTCGCGGCGGCGACGATTCTGACGGCCTGCGGCGGCAAGGTCGCAAAAGATAAACCGGCGGCGGTTACTGTCTCCACGTTTACCGACAGCCGCGACGGGAAGGTTTACAAAAAGGTTGCGATTGGCGCAGACGTATGGATGGCCGAGAACCTGAACTACGAGGCGGAGGGCAGCGTATGTTACGATAATAAAGCGAAGAACTGCGCTAAATACGGACGTTTATATGCACACTTCCAATAATTCATATTTAGTAATATCATATATAGTAGCGCCTTCGCTGATAATGGTACGGCTCGCATTATTAATATAACATATTATTTTCGAAAAAACAAATATTTTTTTAATTTTTTTTTATTTTTTTTGCATACGCATAAGTATTCATCAGATACAACCACACTATGCGGCCACTTAACACTTGTTAAAGTGTTAAAACGTGTTAAGGCCATTAATACCCCGCCTTTATTGTGTTTTAACACTTTAACACTTTAACACATAGAAACAACTTTCATAAAAAACGCCGAACCCCCTACAAACGTTTCCGCCCCGGACATAAAAGTCGTGCCGGATGTGTTACATGTGTTAATGTGCCCCATACAACATATTGATTTATAATAAGTTACAATATTTAACACGTATATTAACAGATATATCAATGTGTTAAAAAATAGCGCGATCGTCCCCGCTCGTAGGTACTTCCAGCCGTTCGACGGCTTGCGGGGCCTAAGTGACCGCGTTTTTTACCGTCGATGTACAAAAAAAGTAGGGTTAATGGCCCAAAAACGGCGATTTGAAGGTTAATGGAAACGGTTCCCGCGTAATTTTATCACTTTTTCACTTGCTTTCGCGTGGAAATTATATTATATTAACAGCATGGCCGAACTAATCAAGAATAATGAAGCGGCAAACCTTCTCGGAATGACAGCCCCGGCGTTCGCAAAGGGGGCAAAATCTGGTCGGTTTACCGTCGCGGGGCACGACAAAAACGGACACGCGCTATATGATCCCGATGTGATACGCGCGGAATACGAAGCGACCGCGGCAGCCGCCAACATCCAAAACCACGCGCGGATTATGCCGGAGGGAATGCGCGGTGGAAGGCCAAAAGGAAAGCGCGCCGCGTCGCCACAATTAGAATTGTTCGCTGCGGAAAATTTACAATCATTAGAAAAAAATGGGGGAGATAAAACAAGCGCCGCAAAAACAAACCAAGACCAATTCTTAGCGATAAAATTAGAGACGGCGGAAACACAGAAAAAACTTCTAAAAATGAAAGCGGCCCGCGAAGCCGGAAAATTAATACTAAAATCTGAAGCAGAAAAGCAAGGTATAGAGCTGGGGGAAATTATGATGGGAATCATATCCGCGTGGCCAGTACGAATGGCTCAGGAATTTGCCGCAATGGGAGAGCGCGGAAGCGACAGCCACGAATTCCAGTCGCGCCTCCACGAAGAATGCAACAATCTAATAAAAGAAATTTGTAAACACTGCGGATATAACGACGGCCAAAGCGAAAATTTATAATGATTATAAAACATAGTGGAGAAAAAAACAATGTCTGACAAGCCATTTTGGGACGGCTTTTTTTCAGTTTTTCACCCCATCCCGCTGTTGACGGTCGCTGAATGGGCAGAAAAATATCGTAAACTATCTGGTGCGGGGAGCTCCGAACGTGGGAACTGGCGCAATAGCCGCACGCCCTACCTCGTCGAAATAATGAATGAACTCTCCCCGCAAAGCAAGACTAAAGAAGTCGCGGTCTTGAAAGGTACGCAGCTCGGATTCACCGAAGCGGCAACCAACTGGGTGATGTATAACATGCACACCAACCCGTCGTCATTCCTTTATCTGATGCCGACAGAATCGGTCGCGCTGTCATTCTCTAAGCAAAGATTTTCCCCGGCGTTAGAATCGTGTCCGGCGATAAGGGACAAGCTACAGGTTCGCGTCGGGAATAGCCTGCTGGAAAAAGTGGTGCCCGGCGGATACGTAACGCTGCGCGGCGCTAACAGCCCGGCGGGGCTGGCGTCGAACCCCTTCGCTAATTTAATATGCGACGAACTTGACCGTTACCCGGATAAGGTCGGCGATGAAGGCGATCCTATTGGGATCGTTAAAAGGCGCATGTCAAACTTTCCGAACGCGAAAATTTTTTATTTGTCGTCTCCGGCCCTCAAGGAAACGTCTAAAATTTGGCCGCTATATGAAGAAAGCGACCAGCGCGTATATATGGTAAAGTGTCCGCACTGCGGCGAGCTCGACAAGTCGCCCGCCGCAGGTTACTTTGAAATTAAATTTGAACAACTGCGGTGGACAAAAAAGGTTTATGATGACATTCTATTATATTGTCCCCTATGCGGCGTGGGAATCGCAGAGCACGAAAAGACAAAAATGTTGGCTTCGGGGAAATGGGTGGCAAAGAATCCGGGCCACTGGCGCGCGGGATTTTATATATCGTCTCTGTATTCCCCGCTTGGATGGTGTTCTTGGATCGACATCGCAAGAGAATTTGAGGCCTCCCGCAGCGATCCCGAAAAGCGACAGGTGTTTGAAAATACAATGCTGGGATTACCATACGAGAACACCGGCGAAAGCATAGCGAACGAATACCTTGCGCGCCGCGTGGAAATGTATAACGCGCAGGTGCCGAACGGCGTATTGCAATTAACAATGGCGGTGGACGTACAAAAGACACGGCTCGAATATGAAGTTCGCGGTTGGGGGAAAGGTGAAGAAAGCTGGGGCATTGAATACGGACGCATCGAAGGCCCAACCACGGAGCTCGACAGCGGTGACAATGAATTCCCCAGTGTATGGAAACGCCTTGACGAATTGCGCGTAAAAGGTTTTACGCGGGAGGACGGCTATGAAATGCGTATAATCTGTACAATGATAGACAGCGGCGGAATCGACACCACCACGGATACCGTATATAAATACACCCTGTCGCGGCAACGTATGCGGGTGTTCGCGCTTAAAGGTAGTAGCAACCCGTCGAAACCAATATATAACGTCCCGCACCGCAAAACGCCGAACGGCTGCGCGCTATTCATTGTGGGAACGTATATGGCGAAAGATTATATATATCAAATACTAAAAATAGACGAGCCCGGCCCCTGTTACTGTCATTTTCCCGACAATGAAGACACCGGCTATAACGCCGCGTATTATGCTTCTTTGACCGCCGAGCGCCGAATGGTAAAAATTCACCACGGTTACAAAAAAATATACTGGGTTAAAGATAAGAACGCCAGAAACGAAGGGCTCGACCTTTTTGTATATAACCTTTTAGCAATACGACATATAAATCCGAACTGGGATGCCCTCGCCGCCCGGTATAGACTGACGCCGACAAAAACATCAGCGGTAAAAAGCCAGCCGTCCAAAATCAGAAAAAAGAAACCGCAGGGAGTGAGCCTGTCATCATAATCTACATATAATATAGTATATAGAAAAATACGCGCCGCCGTAACAAGGTATTGTCCGCTGGAAACATAGACCACTCGCTGAACTTGCTTTTTAAGTATTTGTTTTTATTACACTCCACCAAATTAATCATTTATTTTTTTACTACAAGATGGTAACGCCGCCCCAACAACTCCAGCCGATAACTGGCCGGACTGGAGACGGCGGCATTACCATCATATAAAGGGCACAGAAACAATGACATTGCAAGAGAGAATAACAGAAGCGCGGGATATGCGCAATCTTTATGTAAAGGCTGAAAAGGCCGTCTTGCAAAGCCAGTCGTACAATATAGGTGGGCAGTCGTTGACCCGCGCGAACCTGACGGAAATTCGCAAGGGCCGTGACGAATGGCAGGCAAAACTTGACAACCTTTCCGGCAGCCGCCGCAGGGTAGTCAAACGAATCATACCGATAGACGGGTAAAGTAAATGATTGTAAAAAGCAAAACGAAACGCCGAAACGCAATACGCGCGCAGCACCGCCATGTAATACAGGCACTTGTTGGTTCGCCGTTTACCGGCGCGAGCGATAAACACTCCCTCGCGGACTGGTTTGCTTCGGGCGGTAACTCCGACACGGAATTACAATCATTACAAACATTGCGCAACCGCTCCCGCGACTTAGAACGCAACGCCCCCGCCGCGAAGGGCGCAATAGGTAAACTACTCGCGGGCACAATCGGTAAAGGTTTGAGGCTTCAGGCGGCGATTGACCGCGACTTTCTTAATTTGTCGGAAACGCAGGCGCAGGAATGGCAGGAAAAGACGCAGCAGGAATTCCGTATCTGGGCGGAAAGCAAAGACTGCGACTTCATGCGCCAGCAGAATTTTTTTGGCCTCCAGCGGCTGGCCTATAAATCGAAACTGACCAGCGGCGACACCTTCGTGCTGTTACCATACAGAGAGCGGCCTATGATGCCGTATGATCTGCGTATACAAATGATAGAGGCCGACCGGGTGTGTAACCCCGATAATATGCCGGACACGCCGGAGATCGCGGGCGGCATAGAGCGCGATGAAAACGGCATTCCCATTGCAATATATATACGGACGCCCCACCCCGGCGCGTCGATATTCAGCGGAAACATGACTCCCACGTGGCAGCGCGTTCCGTTTTTTGGCCGCAAGACTGGCCGCCGAAATGTAATACATCTTATAGATGTTGGCCGCATCGGACAGATACGCGGCGTGCCGGTTTTAACGCCGGTAATTGATACGCTCAAACAGATAAGTAAATACAGCGAGGCGGAATTATCGTCTGCGGTAATCAATGCCATGTTGTCGGTATACATTAAGCGCCCCGTCGATGATCCGCTTTCCGGCGGCGCGCCGGTCGATGACGACGGTAATCCCATTGACGAAAAACCGTGGGAAGATGACAACAATTACCGGTTAGGTTCGGGGACGTGGATCGAGGGAGAGCCCGGCCACGAACTACAGACCATAACAGCCAACCGGCCCAGCAGCCAGTACGACCCGTTCTTTTTAGCGTGTATGAAACAAATTGGTATGGCGCTGGAAATTCCGTTTGAAGTTTTAGTCAATCATTTTTCTTCTTCATATTCAGCGTCGCGTGCCGCGCTTCTTGAATTCCACGAAAGTGTAATTGTTCACCGCGACGAATTCACAAACAGCTTCTGTCAACCGATATATAATGAATTTTTAACGGAGGCGGTAATCAAGGGTCGTATCATAGCGCCGGGATTCTTGACGAATCCGGCCATACAACTCGCGTATAGCGGCGCGTACTGGGTCGGGTCGGGGCTGAAACAATTAGATGAAGTAAAGGAAACGACCGCGGCGGCCATGCGGATCGCTAAGGGATTTTCCACGATACAGCACGAAGCAAGTAAATTGACAGGCCTTGACTACAAGGATATTATGCGGCAACGCGCCGAGGAAAAAAGAATTGCCGCCGATTGTGGATTATCCGGCGAGTATAACAACGCCTATAATCCGCAAAACGGAAATAACGAAACGGTAACGGCGGAAAGTGGGGCAAAATGAGCGATAAGATACCAATAAAGATACTTAACGCCATATATAACGGGCGCTGGGCGATAAAGCCGGAAAATCTAAGTCTTATAGTGTCGATCGTCAGCCGGACGCACTCGGACATCAGCGCCGTACTTGCGAAGCCTGCCGAACGCCGCGAAAGCGGTAAATTAATGGTGCGCGACGGCGTAGCGATAATAAACATGTTTGGCCCGATCGTTCCCCGCGCTGACGCATTCAGCAATATTTCCGGCGCGGTCAGCGTGGACACGCTGGCGCTCCGATTCGGCGAAGCGATAAACGCGCCCGACGTCAAAGGGATTATATTCGATATTGATTCCCCCGGCGGAAACATTACCAACGTCAATGAATTCGCAAACCAGATATACGAGGCCCGCGGCATTAAACCCATTGTCGCATATACGAGCGGCTTGTGCGCGTCAGCGGCATACTGGATCGCCTCGGCAACGGACAAAATAATCGCCGATAAAACGGCGTTTATCGGGAGTATCGGAGTAGTTGCCACGTGGACAGATGACAGCGTGGCCCGCGAACGGGAA